GCTTGGTCAAACGCCTTTCTACGCCAATCCATTTCGGACTTAGCTAGCTCCTCGGAGATTGCATGATTAGTTGTGATGCTGTCGCTGTAAGCAATGTTAGCTTTTAGCTGGTCAATTTGGCTTTGCAGCTTTTTGATGGTTGCCTCTGATTTAGATCGAGAGAGCTTTTCTGTCAATATGGCTAAGTTTTTATTTGCTGCCTTTTTATCATCAATGGCTTTTATTCTTATCGTCATTGCTGCGCTTGACACTGTGCTGTTCCTATCAAGCCATCTACCTAAATCCCTCATAACGCTAACTGCCCGCACCTGAGCGCCTTTGGCGGTTTCAGCCCGATGGGCTTTATCTCGCGCCTCCGACTCTGCACGAATACGCTCAGCGCCAACCTCATCACCGATTGACATGATTAGATCGTGCGCTTCTTGGTCTGTCAGGCTGCCTGCAATCTCAACATTTTGGCCGCCTTTATCGGACAAAACTTGGCCAATCCAATCGCCTTTGCGGCTAACCAAATTGCGTTTGTATTCGTCAAACGTACCCTTAGCATCGTAGTAATACACATTAACCGTTTTGAGCTCGTTGCCTTGGCGAACTCCCCGACCGTTGCGCTGAGTGATGCTATCTGGCGTCCAGCCGATGGATAAATGATGAATCGCTTGGGTGAAGTTTTGTAGGTTGATGCCTACTTCGGCCTTTTCGTTGGCAATCACCACTTCAAACAGATTATCTTCTTCCTCGGCATTGAAGCCGTCCTGAATATCCTGCATATCGGCTGGCGTAGCGGCTGGGCCGTTAATGATGGCAATCTTGCTAGGAGAAATGCCCGCATAACTGGCAATGGCGCGTTTTAGCGGCTGGTGTAGTGGTACGTTGTCCACGAACACGATCTGCTTAACAATGCCGTCCCGCATGGGGTTGGCCCGCTCTTTTTTCAGGTTATCCAGCATCGCGGCAATCTTAGGACTGATTGGCATACTGAGCTCCAGCTTTGCCGCATCGACTAATTTCAGGAATTTCTCTTGGGTGTCGTAGTCGAGCGTATCCAGAATTAGCGTATTGCCCTCGATCTTGGCGCGAACGGTTGCGGTAATAACTTGAACTAAAACCCCGTTGTCTTTGACCTTTTCAACAACTTCAATATCGGCCTCTTCGGCTGTTTGGCCAATATAATCCCGCTTCTCGATCACATTTAACCCATTCCATTTAGCCACTACTGCACTGGCTGCCTCAGTCAATCCTTCAGGGATGGTAAACTCGGTGCGCTCACGGTTAAGCATTGGTGCCATGATCAGCTTTGACATCTTCGATATCAGGTTAAACGGATGGCTCATGGTGCCGATTTCTGACGGCGAATAATCCGCTAGTGCTATATTCTCGGGGTTCTCTTTTGCAATAACATAAAGCGACTTGTACAGATGCAACGTACCTAATGTTTCTTTGTCCAGTGCAATCCGATTAACCGTTTCTAACGGGTCGGGCAATTCGACAATAGCCCCAACGTCTTCGGGTGTTTTTACGTTTACAGTCTGACTAAATGCGTTACGCAAAATTTCCACGTTGTTCAAGCCAACGAACGTATTGACCAAGCGCAAGCGCCCGATGATATCCGTTTCAGAGGATTTCTCTGTTGCGCAGAAGGTAGTTAAAAAGTCATCCGTACCTTTAATGCCACCAAGGTATTTGGCAACATTCTCTTCACCTACCGTCATGGCCAACATGGCGTAAATCTCAACGGGGCTATTGGTGATGGGTGTTGCGGTTAAGCCTAAAACGCCGTCACCGTACTGGCTGCGGATCCACCATGATTTAATCTGAGCATCAATACCCCGCACCGAAGGATCGGGCAATGAAAGGAATTTTGCCGATTTAAATTCACGCGCTTTTTTACTGTTTTTGTTGTAATGCAGCTCATCAAAAACCAGCGAATCTACGCGCATTTGCTCAAAGTAAGGCAATGATTTCTTATCTGAAACCCCCTCTGTTAGCTCAGCTTGAGCCGCCTTTTTGCTGATTTTATCCTTGGCTTTTCCACCAAATTCAGTTTGGTATGACGGATCTACCGAAACAATAAAATCGGTGTATTCTTGCAGGGTTGCATCTTTAAGCGGTATCTGCTGGAACGCTTCGGCAGTCATAAAAACCTTCTTATGCCGATGCTCCATGATCAAATTGATATCTTCAGCGAACTTGGATGGCACCACCTGCATCCGGCCTTTTTTATCGCGTAACCCCACGAATAGGCAGTCATCAATTGAGGATAAGACGGAGGTTTTGTTTTCAGCTCCAGCCGCTTCGCGGTACCAGTTTGGCAGTAAGCCTTTTGGCACGATGAAGAAGGTTTTCTTCTTAACGCCAATGCTCTGAGCGTATTGAACTGATAATAACGCCGTACTGGTTTTTCCTAAGCCTACTTGCATCGCATTAATGCCGCCGAACTGCTTAGACTGCCGGAAAATCTCAGCGAACTGGTAGCTGTGCGGCTTAAACTCAGGGTTCATGCCATCAATCTTGAGGTTGATCACGGTTTCAGGCGATTTAAAGAACAGGTTTTCTGGATTATGTAACCGCGATTGCAGCTCGCCAAGTGGCACGGGGTTAGTCTTAACCCACACATTAAACTTGGATTGAGCATCGTCCAGAATCTGGTTTAGCTGAGCAACACGGCGCTCCTCAAGCTGCGGGTCAGTTTTGATTTCTGGTGCTTTTGAGCCGGTAGTTAAGTTGCCGCCATTTAAGTAAATAGCAAACCGGCGCAATTGGCGTAGGCGCTCATCGCCCGTTTTTTTGTCAGTAATATAGAATTTTGGCTTGCCGTCATCGCCGTATTCCAGATCAAACAAAGGCGAAACGTATTCACGCAAAAACGATAGCTTGGCGTTAATGTCAATAAATGCAGTGGTTAATGAAAAGGTCATTGTACTGATGTTTGGGCGCTTGATCCGTTTATCCGCCTCTGCGATCCGCGCTGCAATTGCCGCCTTGGTTTTATCATCGGTGGCTGCTGCCATTTCCTGATTAATCTGGGCAATTAAATCAGCGTAGTTGCCAACATAGTAATAGTCAGCAAGGATAACGCTTTTGCCATCGGCGCTAACACACCACTTGTCATCGTGCGGATCGAACTCGCCCGACAATTCTTTAAGCGCATCAATCGACACATAACCAAGCTGGTCAGAGCCTTCATAAACAAGCTTCGCGTAGGCTTTGTCGTGCTCCAGTGGTTCGCCATCAATCACGCTGGTTTTACGGCCTAACCATTCGTTACTAAAGCCAGTGGCTTTGTTGTAGACCATGGCTAAATTTTGGATAAATTGACGGCTTGATGATGATAGGTCGGCGCTGATGCCAACATCAGCAATATGCGCTTTGATTGCATCAGACAGAACTGGGTACAACTCAACGTAGTTGCATTCACCGCCTTTAGAACGGTTAATGTCCAATACCGCATGAATGGCTTGACCAATTACTAACGCATTCCATAACGCGCCTGCATCGGCCTTGTTCAACTGGCTAGCGGTGCTATTGAACCATTGCGGCATATCTGACCATTTGCCAAGGTCGCGCATGTGGTTACGGTATTCAAGCGCCTGCGCCCATGTTACGCCTTGGTTTACGGCTTGCAGTGGTGATTCTAACAGGTTGGCCATGTTGTCGAATTTGGTTAGCGTTTCGGCATCAACTGCGACCTTAACCCACTCGCCATTGGTTAGTTTTAGGATTTCACCCGATAGGCTGATAGTGTCGCCATCGTTGTACACGATAGGCTCGGGGTTGGTCTGGTCGAGCAATTCCCAATTAATGCGGCTATCGGGGAATTTAACTAGCAACTTGGCAATGTTGGCAATGGAATCGTTGTTAATGACTTTATCAACATCGCGAACTTTATTAGGGTCGGCGGCTTGAAACTCACCTAAAACAAAGCGTTTGCCTTCACCATTGAAATACTTCCCGCTAACGAACTGCTTCCATAAAACATTACTTTCAGACAGGATTTTAGGTTGGCTTACCTCGATATCGCCTACTTTGGCCAGCAATTCTTTTGGATGCTTCTTGAAAACGATTACATCGGTAATGGTGTCCGCTTCGGTGGTTTGGCTGAATACCTTGTTAGGTAGCCGGTAACCGCCTCGGAACTCGCCTAGCATGCTCAGCTGCTGGCGTAGGCTGATAAATTTCTTGCCAACACTGGAAACCACACGGGGAGGAACAATAAACGCCGCTACGCCGTTTGGCTTGAGCTTTTGCATAGTGCGCAATAAGAAATAGGCCTCAAGGCTTTCATCTTGGAAACGCGGATCTAGGCTCTTGGTTGGTCCACGTTGCCCAACTTTACCGAATGGGACGTTAGTAATTACGGCATCATAGATTTCATCGTCTGTGTCTTTGGCGAACGCTTCAAACGGGCTAACCGTGGTCTTGCAGGTGTCAGAATCGTTGATTAAGCCGTTAATGGTGCCGGAAACCTCATCTAGTTCCACTTGCTCCATTACGGCCCCTTCTGGGCGAGTAGAGGCAAAAATACCCGTGCCGGAACTGGGTTCTAATACTTTGCCACCGCTAAACCCAGCACCCTCTAGCAGGCTCCAAGCAGCTTGAGCAATGACTTTTGGCGTGTAATATTCGTAGGTGCTACCAATGTCGCCATTGGCCGCCGTGAGGCCGCCGCCGTTACCGGAATACAGCGATAAAATCAGCTTTTCATCGGGTGTTGCTGGGCGTTTTTCTTCCAGCAATCGGTTCATTAATTCGATTGCGGCATTATTCTCTTTCTGCCGCCGCCCTAATGTGCGCCGCTCCGATTCGCTATAAAGCTGGCTGGTGTTGTGGTCGGTAGTGTCTAATTCCTCGACTGGCGTAGCGCCATCGATAGGCAATACCGCCTTGGATTTAACCGTGCGGTTGACTTCAAAACCCAAGGTTGTGCGGATGGTATCCATCTCGGAAACAATCGCATTCAATTCGGTCGGTTCTGCTGTTTTGAACTGGGTAAGCTTCAGGGCTAACGCCTTGGCTTGTTTGATCTTCTCGATAATTGAAAGCATTTAAAGGCCCACTGTTGTTGAGTGTGGGCCCATTTTATCACGATTTAAGCGGCTTCCAGTTCGATGTTAGCCGTGCTGTCATCGGCTATGGCGTTTAACCGGCTAGCGTAAAGGTCAACGGCATTGGTAAGTAATCCGATTAGATCGGGTTGAATTGTGGCTGCAATATCGGCCAGCTTATCACCAATTCCACCATCACGATCTGCTTGATCATAATCACCGCTAACTACGAGTTGCAGGAACTGTTCCTCGGCGCTGGGTTGGGGTAGTGGCGCTGGCTCAACAGTAACAGGCTCTGGTACTACAGGTGTTGGCTCTGTTGCTGGCGCTGGCGCTATCACCGGCTCGTCAACTGTTGGTGTTGGTTGTGCCTTGAGCTGCTCCAATTCGCCTTGCAGCTGCTCTAGGCGCTGCTGTTTTGAAAGCACAGTATCTTTTAGCGTAGCAATCGCTTGTAGGCGCTCAGCCCGCTTGCCGTTGGCTGCTTGGAACTTGGCGCTATTCTTCTCGGCTAATGCCATGACTCGGCGTGCAACCTCGCGGGGAACCAAGTCTAAGCCGCGCTCTTGGGCAACCAAAATAGTGATGTCCGTTTTATTTAATAACCACTTCCAGCTAACCAACTCATCATCTGGCGTGATCTTGTTGGGCGTAGTGTCTGGATTGTGGAAGTAAATCGACACGGTTTGGCCATCTGAAAGCTCAAACAGAACTACGATATTGGTTGTACCTTTCTGCTTGAATGGCTCGGATATCTGATGGCTAACCACCGTCACGGAGCGGTCTTGCCGGTTCATAATGGCCTCAAGTAAACGCGCCCGTTTTTCCATCGCCTTACTTTGAACTACCATGGCATCCAGTGTTAGAGCTTCGGTATTTTCCATAATATCATTCATGGTTACCGAATCGAGCAAAAGCTTATTCTCGTCTTTTTGGCGCAAGTTATAGAGAACCTGCCCCCAGTCTTGTTGACTCATACCCCCTCCATCGTGCGGTAGCAGACCGATGGGCTTGGACTTATCGCCAAACTTAACCCACCATTTGAGCTGCTGAATTGTTAATTGCCTAATGTTGATTTCATAACCTAACAGCTGGTTTTTTGCTTCGTCCAGCGTATTAAACCCGATAAGAAGAATAACCGGCTGATCACGGGTACGCGCTGCAAATACTGCATCCGATTCGAGATAAGGCCCAGCAATAACGATTGCACCCGCTAAATCGCCGTATCTAACCGCACCTTGACCGCCAAGCTGGATCGAAAGTCCGTTATAATTAACTGTCTCTTTTGGCATTTGGACTCACTATGAAAATTCAGGCCAGCATAACCGGCTACGCCGGACAACCAAGAACCATTGTAGCATTGTTGGATGATAAATCCGGCATTGTCACGATTAGCAAGGGGTTAAACACGTTCAGGAAGGAACGTATTGGGGATGATTTCGCATTTATCGCCAATTATTTAGCATCCAGCGATTGCCGATTTACAGACAAAGAATTAAGCGCCGCTATTGATGCCTATTTTGAATATCAGCAGTCTGGTTTATTGTTGATTGCCGATACTGCTCTACAATACCAGCCTGATAACCACATTGAATTGGATGGCGTGAACGAATCTGGCCGTAAATACCGCATTGGTGCTGATATGAGTGGCGGGCAAATAGGGGTTTTAGCTATCGCATGGTTTTGCCAGAAGCAACAGGCAATCGGCGGTTGTATGAGTTATTTCGATGATTTACCACAACCAACACCCGTTGGCGGCCACACAGCAGAAACGGTTTTTAGTCAATTTGAAGGAGTTTTTACCGTATGATCATTTTCAATTACGCCGATTTGGCAACTGATAAAGCCGTCAAGGCGGCAAGTAAAGCATTGTCAAAAGCCGGTGCTACTGTGGCCGGTTACGATTTAGATCCAAAGGTGCGGAAGAGTGCGGGCATACCCTATCGGCAGATGGATTTCTCTTTGGTTGATGGCCAACAACTAACCATTCTGGTTAAGGAATCTGGCGATATATTTCAGGTTAAGATCAATGGAGCATTGACGCCGATTAAAGAGCAGGTTGACCAAGATAAAGCAATTATCGAGATTGCGGATAAGCTGGCGGCTAATCGCGCGAAGTTTCAGAAGAAAATGGCGGCAATAAAGGTGGTTTTGCCCCCTTCGATTAAAACCGCCGCACCGCGCATGGAACAGATTTTGGCAGAACAAAATCAAGAGTTAGATACTAAGATTGCGGATGTTGAAACAGAGATTCAAACTGAGAAAGCTCGGTTGGGGCAATAAAAAGCCCCTTAGAGTGGCTTTCTTTGGAGCTTTGCAATTCGCTCCTCTGCCGCCTCTTCTAGTAGCAGTTCAAACTCTGCTTTTGCGGCTGCATCAGCTATTTCATGTAGCTGATCTAGCACTAACTCATTGTGATCGCAGAAGTTCAAGAGTTCCGGTGACTCGTCCGAGTCGCAGCCGTATTTAGCTGCTGTAGTTACGAAATAACCAAAGTAGTTTCTCATTCTGTCGGAACGCTCCAACGGCTGAAAATCAACTGTAAATCTACGGGTTTCCCCGTTGACTGTAACGTCAACGACAAACTGGTACTGCCAGCTTCCTAGGCCAAGCTGTGAGCCGTCGTCTGAGCACCCGCCAAGCGGGATCAGGGCTTCACCGCTCAACCACTTGTGATCCATTTCCAATTCGGAAATTATTTCGAATTTAATTGAATTAGTCATTTTTTGTATTCCTTGGTTGAGTGCCCCACGGGGGGGCTGACTTGGTTTTTACTTGATTTTGATCAAGCCTGTTTGTTGTTTTTTTTGCTTTGTGCGCTGCAATCAAAGCGGCGTCGTTTCTCTTCCACTCATCGGGATCATCAACAGGAACCCATTTTGCCAGCTCTTCAGCTTCTTTTTTTGCGTCAACTCGACGACTTACTTCAGCCGCCCTCGATGCTTCGCACTTTTCGCAACGCTTTGCGGTTTTCTTAAAACCCTCCCAGTCCGTTGACATTAAGGTACGAATAACGTTACGACCACAAGCGGTTTTGCTTGTGATGCCGCTTCCACTTTTGTTCAGATGCATTTGAGTCATTTCGCTTCCCCTTGCTCAGCAGCGGTATTGCTGCCCTGTTGAAATAAATATACGCCCGTTAAATTAGGCGGTCAATGGAATTTAATAGTTTTTTAAATAAAAAGCCCCCATTTAGTTGGGGGCCGCCTCGATGGTCCATTTGCCTGTCCGTTGGCGCTGTTTCCGTTCTCTCACCAGTGATGCCATCTCCTTGCCTATTTCAGCCTGAAGCTGGCGCAAGCGCCAAAGCTCATTGACTATGCTGGCATCAGTGAGTTTAGCCAAGTGATTGCTTGCCTTGCCGATATTGGCAACGTTGGCTTGCGCCTTAACCAATCTTGATTTCAATTCCTTTTGACTATCAATTTCCTGTTGGGTAACCGAGTAAACACCACGAAACACGCGAACTAACCGCACCTGATTAATCATCAGGGTTAATGTCGGGGCCAGTGTTGCTGGTGTGTAACTGCCGCCAGCCTCATTCAGAAGCTGGATGATTTCACTTGCGTGCATGGCGCGTTGGGCATCGGTAATGATGCCACTTATTTGGTCGGTTAGGCGCATGACTTAAGCCTCCATCCAGCTTGCTGAAAGGCTTATAGATGACTCGCTGCCATCCGTGGTTTGGCTGTCCCAAACCTTTAAGCTAGCATCCTTTCCGCCAGCTTGCCGAAGGGCATCTTCGGCAAACAGCATCCATCCATAGAATGCTATTGAACTTTTCAGTTCCCCCTTCAGGCTCTTGTTGTCCTGAATTGCTTTGTGTAGGGATTGAATCCCTGCTGGTGATAGTCTGGTCATGTCTTAAATCTCCTAAATAATGAAAAATGGCGCGGGTTTGCCAGCCTATAAAAATAGGCTGGTATTGTTGCTGGCAAATCGACAAGCAAAATCTGCAAGCGCAATTGTCGCCCTGTTGGTTTGCAGATCTCGCTTTGATTGCAAGACCAGATCAAATAGGCAGGAGCGTTCAGCGTCAGCCAGTTCAGCTTGCTCATCAAGCCATATTGCAGCCTCAGAATTTGGGCCGCCGTGCGCATCTTTAATACCACTTTCCGCCATTTCTTCGTCAGTCAAGAATGACCAGTAAGGCCCAACCGTTTCAGATGACGCCCTGCGAGCGCGGTCGCGTAGCATTTGACACCGATGCTCAGCGTCAGCTAATGCGTAGATGCGGGCCGATACGAAGTTGATAGCTTCGTTAATCGCCTCTTGAGTGTGTGCCTTCAGTAGGCGTGAATGAGCTGCTTTAATTGTTGTCATTGTCTTCTCCGTTTTTTGTTGTGTGGCCAGTATATCTGGGCCTTGGTGTTGGTTGGCGGTGGGTAAGCTTGTCTAGTTGCTTTGCTTGACTTTAAACTTCTTTGTCGTAGCGGTGATAGCTAGGTCTCGCTGCTGCTCGGTTAGATATAGCTGCCGCTCACCACCTTGACTTGACCAGATCGTTTCCATGACAGCATCTGTCAGAACCCAGCCTGTTGCTGTGCGTGACAGTGTTGCCATGTTGGCATTGCGGCCTGATTTGTAGCATTTAGCTACAGGACTGCCACTGGTTGCGACCAGCAACGCGCCTTTACGGTTGCTTTTGGCGATTCCGAGTTCTTCTAAGCTTTTCTCTGCGCGATTAGCTACGGCCAGAATTTCCTCAGCGCTAAAAGTGTGCTGAATGCTTTTGCCATTAATCTCGGCCAGAGCTGCGGCGATTGCTGCGATGTTTGCCGCTTCGATTTTGATTGCTTTCATGATGTCTCTCCAGTTTTTCCTAGGTCCGCTGCGTTGTGCTGCGGTATGGGTTAAATATACGCCTATTAAATTAAGTTACCAAGCGTTTTTAATAATTTTTTAAATTGTTTTGTTTTGCCGCTTGGATAAAATCGAGACAGGAACTATCGGAGGAAAAACGATGAGATTATTGCCAAGAATTACCGAATCTGGCTGGGTAATGTACAAGGGAAGGCCGCTAAAGCCGGTTAGCCAAGTGTTGGCTGGGGAATGGCGCTTTTTTACTCACATAGCCAAAGTAAGGGCCATTGAATGGCTTGGGATGAGCATTGCTATCACCATCTTAAACAAGCAGCTCAGAATTAAACGCAACCCAAACGTTTAGCCCAATCCTTGCCCGCATCGGTCAGCGCATAGCCGTTGGTCGTCTCAGCGATTTGGCCCATTAACTTCAATCGGGCCAAAGATTTCTTGATTTCAGTGATACTTGTCTTTGGTATCATCGAGCCAACCGCCTCAGCGGTAGCAGCCCCTTTACTAACACATACTAAAACCCGCTCTTTAATCTGCATCGTTCATCCTAAATTATGGGCGGGCTAGTTGGGTTGCCATCGCCTTGCTCCAAGTGCTCGTGGTCAATAAACGAAGTTCCCATAACCTCAATATCTTGGGCGAATATATTGGCAGCGCCACCGCTATTGATGCCAGTTGATATCATGCCGCCATTAATGGATGTCAATCCCTGAATTACCAGCGCCCCATTAACCGTAGTTGTGGTTGCATTAATATCAACCGTGGTAGATTCAACTGTGACGCCACTATCAGTTATTGAGACGGTGGATGCTCCAGCCTTAACTAGCACCGTTGCCCCTGATTCTATCGTAACATCACCCGTGCCATTGATGCTTGTAGTGCCTTGGACGGTAATTTCAAGATTATTGCCTACCGTCAAAACCATATCCTGAAACGCTTCTAGTTGGATATTTTCGTGTTTAAACCGCCGCCATTCCGTGTCGTTGCCCGCATTCTTGCAGCGGTTACCGGTAACAATGGGATGGCGCATATCATCGTTAATGAAGTCAACCCAAACCAATGGCCTTAGCCTAATTTCGGTCTCGGTAGTGTCATCGCCAAGCGGATATTCAAGCTCGGCCTCCGGAAACTCTTCCGCCCCTTCTGTAAGCCCAAGGATTTCAACTTTAACCCGTCTTGTTTGGGCGTTGTAGCCTCGGATTATTGCCGCCTTCCTCATGTTATCTCCCCAAGCCAAAGCTTAGTAATGGCCGCCGTAGAGCCGCCTTGCTTGCTCATCTGGTGGGCTGCGGTAATGACTACCTTCTTTTTCCCAGCCACCGTAATTAAATCACCTGCATTGATTGTTTCAGCCAGCTGGCCTTGAATTACATTGGACGTGATTAGCACCCTGCTCATATTCTGTAACTGCAATGCGTTTAGTCGTGGTGCAAAGAATAATGACCTATCTTTAGTATCATTGCCCGTAATCGCCTCACCATTATCATCAATCGAATAAAACTCGGGCACCTCATGCCGCCGCATGAACTCGCTAATGATAGTGCCACTGCTGTCTGTTTGAGCCTGAAACGTCTTGGCATCCTGCTTGAATAAATCTTGCAGTCGCACTGCCAGCATTTTGCCCTTTTTAAATACCAGTACAGCCCCCAACTCTTGCAGGCACTGAGCTACGCCGTAACTTGGCGTCCCGCCCTTGTAGCAATAGAACCGGCTGGCGGATATATCTTGCTCAAACCGCACCGTTGCACCAGCAGCTCTATACACCTCTTGCAGTGGCACTAGATCGCGGATAATTGCCCGCCGCGTCTTAAACGTGATTTCAGTACACGAATCCAATAGCGCAGTAATTTTAACAAACTGGATTGAGTCACTGCCCCGCACCAAGCCAGTCGCTGGCTCCTCCTCAATTTTGACAATCCGGTAATCAAGCATCTCTTGGCCAGTCCGGACTAACGCCCCTTCTTTGAATTGCTCACGCTTTTGAACTGTAAATTCAAGCGTCCTCGGCACAGGCGCAAG